GAGAAATATTTCGTCATCAGGTGCAGAATATTTTCTTATTTCTTTTTGTACATCTTCGGCTTTGCCTAGTTGTTGAGATAGATACTCAAGACCTTTTTTAATTTTTTTAACCATTACTCATTCTCCTGACCAACAACAAGTGGTGTTGCACTAAACATCGCCATTCCTTTTTTAACTTTTTCTTTTAGCTGTGGTGTTAGTTCTATGGTAAATCTTTTTTCATAACCTTTTGTTTTATAAATATATACACTTTTATCTTTTTGTACTGCATTTTTATCTAACTTCTTAACAATCTTCTCTGCATTCTTTGGAACAATCTCATCATAGAATTTAGCCACCCCTTCATCATTCCATCGATCCATTTGTGCTTTGCCAGGCGTTATAGATACAAAATCATATCCTTCATCAACTGCTTTAGATAATATTCTTTTTAGAGTTAGCTGTGTCCATTTATCGGTGTCTGTTATGAATGGTGCTGGAGGAGCAGTATTATCTAATACTCTTCTTTCATATTCCTCTAAAGAAGTATCTTGTATATTTGGCATATAGCTTTGCTCTTTTCTATATGTTTGACCCCAATCCGATTGAATCTCCTCTATATAAAATACTTTCTTACCATCGCTTGTTGTTCTATCTTTTGTTCTAAAATGAGCAATGACATTCTCTTCATCAAAATGACTTTCGTCAAATTGCACTTTAGGATTATTATATTTAATTAAAAACTCTCGGTAATTATCTCCGCCTGGTTCTGTGTATTCTCCAAACCTTGTCATTTGTTTTGGTGGGTCAATAAGACCTTCATCTACCATATTTTGTTCAGCTTGTATTACAGCTTCGTCAAATGATTTTATATTTTGCCGTCCTCTTCCTATAAACTTATTTGATTCTGTTTCTCTCATTTCTGCTTCTGATTTATATACCTCATATCCTTGGTCATTACCTCCTTTAATTACATATCCTGTTTCAGGATCAACAAATGTGTAAGTAACTTGATAATTATTTTCTTCTAAACTGCCTTTAGCTTCGTAATCATCTTTTTCACCTCCTAAAAACCTTTGTCTTAGATTTCCAAAATTGTTCATTTCCTCTCTTCCATAAAATCTTGGATCATCAACATCACCTTTTAATTCAACCTCATCTAACTCTATTCTATTTGCATTGATCTGATCTTGTATTTCTTGTTTCGTAATCTTGCCTTTATTAAGAACATCATCAAGTCCTAGCCATTCTATCTCATCTGGTTTTACTCCAGCTTTAAGTAATTGTTGGCGATACTGTTGTCCTGTGCCTTTGTTTTGTTTTAACTGATTAGTTACTTCTTCTGCTTTAGAGTAAAAGTTAAGGCGGTCTGTTTTTGGTTTAAGATTTACAACCTCGCCTTTGTTAGGAGCTAGTTTAGATAATCCTTTATCAACCATCTTACCCATTTCACCTACACCCATACTAGATACAGTTGCTGAACCACGATTTTCATCTACTCTTTTTTGTGCAGCTTCTCCAACTTCTCCTAATTTATTTGTAAGGCTTTTTGCTATTTGCGGAGCTTTTTTAATACCCACAGCGGCTGGACCTAATAAATCAAAAAACTCTCCAAGGTTAAAACCAGACTTTGCATCTTGCTTTAGCTCTTCACTTAAATCTAAGCTATCCATTGCATTGTTAAATAGACCTCTATAAAATTCAGATCCAAAATTTTCTTTAGATAGTCGTTCAAATGTTTCGCCAAATGCTTTAAGTTTTTTACCATCTTCCGCAGTTAATGCATCTTTTACCGCCACAGGTAAAGCAACAGTAAGATCTGGTATAAAACCAGCGGTAGCAGCTCCAACTCCGCCACCTATTCCTGTTACCGCTGACCCTACTTTTTGTAAACCAATACTTATGCTTTCGAGTGTTGCCATTTCTGAATATGGTTTCATAACTAGCATATCGTTTTCATCATAATCAAATTCTAGCTCCATACCTGTAGCTCGTAGATTACGACTATCTTCAATATAATCTAAAATATCATCATCATTCATTACCATAGTCCTTTTGATAATCATTAATCTGTTTAAGTAAAGATGAAATAGAAGGTACCGACTTGTTATTATATCTTTTTATTTTACTGTTTTTATTTGACATTATCGCAATTAAAAGTTGTTCATAATTTTCTATTGAAAATTCATCAGAAATTTGTATGGGTAATTCTAATTTTTGAATATCACTTTTTATTCGTGAAAAATTTGTTGACATACCTGTTTTTAATTTTACGGAAATAGCTTTGTTAATCTCATCTTCTTGTGTTTTTAAATTATCATCTAACCATTTATTTACATCAAATGCCTTTAAGTCTTCTTGTGCTTCGGCAGCGGCAGCTTTTAATCCACCACTTAATTTTGCATATAATCTACTTTCTTTAGTTTCAGCTGCAAGAAGTTGCTTTGGGTTATATGTTTGCAATCCCTTAACTCTACTTAAAGCAATACCTATTTGATTTTTTTTATCAGTTTGTACTTCTTTAAATAAGTTATCATAATCTGCTTTACTGAGTTCACCTCTAAACTTATTTAGTTCGTCAAAATCTAAAATGTTTTTTTCAGCTAACCTTCCTAATCTGTCTTTTTCTAAAGGATTACTTGTTAATCTTTTGCCGCCAAGTTCTACTCGTTCTCGTTCTATATCAAATATGTCTTTGTTGTCTGGATCAATAGTTTTCATAACAATTAGTTGTTTGTTATATTCATCTATATTATTTGTGTCTAACGCTTCATAGGCTTTAAGTTTAGATTCTGCAAATTTAGTTTTGCTGTTCTCGTCATCTGAATCGTCTATAGCTTTTTCAAACCTAATTTCATCTTCTCTTGCTTGTCGCATTTCTTTAATTAATTTTAATCGATCCTCTGTGTTGAGTTGTCTTAACATGGCATCGATCTGTGAGTTGCCTGTTTTTTTATTGGCTGTCATGTTTGCAGTATTATTTGATGTTGTTCCTGTCTGTAAACTTATTGCAATAATTTTTGCTTTATATGAATTTAAATGTTCTTTATCTAAAGTTTCTCTAAGCTTTTGAATTTGAGAGATATTATATTTTCCTTTGGTAAGAGCTTCATTTAATAAAACATTATTTGTCAATGTTCTTCTTTTTACTAATTCATCTGAATATTCTTGTTCGGTTTTACCTGGTGTTAGTAAAATATTATCAATGTGTGTAGTAATTCTAGTTAAAGTAGATTCGATTTCAGCAGCAGTAGTTGCTTTATCTCTTGTAATTTGTATATCTGCTAAATCATTTATGTACCCTTTAAAATGTCCGCCTGTTATTTGTGATAACTCACCTTTTAATTTAATATGATCTGTTGGACTTACATCTTTTAAAATATTAGAATATCCTAGTGATATAGCATCTAAACCATCAGCCACCTCTTGCGGATCTAACTCTTGTGTTTTTGCTTGAGTAATGTATTCTGAAAAATCTCTTGACGCTTGTAATTCTATTTCTGAGATTACATTTAAAAAGGCTGTGCTTCGAGCAGCTTTACCTTTTGTTCCAAACCCAAGTCTTTTTGTAGGATCTTCTCCTGTCTGCGATGCTTGTTCTAACTCCTCCATAGTAATTGGATTAGCAGCTCCATACTGCTCACCTTCTTCTACAACCTTTTCCGCCATTTGATCATAAAAAAAACTAGACATAGTATTGAGCAACCTGGTCATTTGATCTTGTCCTGAAAGTTGTTGTTCTAAAATACCTACCTCGGTTGCAGCACTTGGTCTGTATCCTGAACTTAATATTGATCTATTTTGTCGTACTCTTTCAGCCACTATCTATCCTCCAAACGCTGGTCCTACTCTACCACCTGGTGGTAAAGGAACATTTCTTGTACCAGCCTTGCTCTTTCCTTGTAATGATTTAGCTGAGTATCCAGAACCTCCACCAAGGTTCATCCCACTAAAAGCACCCGACGAACCAACTTGAGCAACATTCATAACTAATCCTGTAATCGCTTGAGTTCGAGCTTGTCTAGCTGCCATAGCTCCTCGGTACTCTAAATTTCTAGCTTCTCTTTCTGATTGTTCAATAGCTAAGAAAGCGTCTTGTTCTAATATTCCAACATCTAAAGCTGCGGGTCGTAAGACTTGTTGTTCCGAGAATACTGCTGCTGATCCTACCTCTGGCAATACACCACTTGAATATCCTCTGGCAATATTACTAGCTAACGCTCTTTTTGTTCGTCTTAGTATTTCATTAGCTGACTCTTTAGCTTTAACTGCTTCAACTCTACCCTCAAGTCTTTTGTTTCGAGCTTGAGCTTCCATTATGGTTTTTTGTACTTTGCCACTTGCAACAGTTGAACGATACTGTAAAACAGATCCTGCTAAATTAATTGCGGCAAATATTGCTCCTGCACTCATTGGCTACCACTTACGCTATACTCTAAACTTAACAAAGTAAAAAACAATGGTTTCGTTTGAGTGATTGATATTTGAGCTTCCGTGCTGTACCCTAGTATAGGAGTAATTCGTTTTCTTCCAGTAAATAAAGTTTCAGAAGAATCAAGGGTATACGGGAACTGTTTAAGACTTACTTCATTTCCATTAATGGCAATATTTTGTGTTTGATGTAGTATAGGAGAAACAGAAACAATTCTTTTTTTTCTACCCGTCATTGTTCCAGATGCAAGTTTAGGTTCGGCGGGAAGAGTCTTAGCTAATACATCGTAATGTAATCCTATCTCTACATAAGTGGTGGGAACTTGGTCAATGGTTATAGCTCCTGACGATACAGTTTTTTCTCCTAAAAATATATCATCTCGAACAACTTCTACAGTTTTACCCTCTAGATGAGTTAACCCTGAAACTGTGGTTGACGATGGTTTACTGCCATCCGCAGATCCATTAAATAACTGAAACGATGCATCTGTTGTTCTATCATCATCTAATCGTTCTATGTAATGTTTTGTGCTACTATTGATCGTTCTTTTTACGACTACATAAATATCATCAATATCCACCGCACAATCTTCATAAGTACCATCCGTTATAAACTCACTTGGAGCAACCACCTTTTGTGATCGATGCACGGAATACGCTGCCATAGTCCCGTCCGTACCATTGACTATCATCAACAAATCACCATCATCCGTAGAAGTTGCTCTTCGAAAAGCAAGTTTGACAGGATTTTTTAACAAATGACTAGATAATAAAGAAATATTATTTGCTTGATAAGATAATTCTGCATCACTAAATAAAAACTCTCGCAATGCTTTACCTGATCGTTGTAAAAAAATCGTACCCCCTTCAACAGATACAGGCATAATATTAGGTTTTGATCCAGAAGAAGTTGCAGCTTTGATAGTTAGGTTGCCAGGAGTTATGGGTTGTCCTTCTGCTTGTTGTACAAAAAATTCATTACCAGTACTAAAGATCTGTAGATCTCGACCAGAACGAATACCCGTAATCGCATTGACAGAATCTGAAGATAACAATGCAAAGATAGCATCATCGTCTAAACCTTCTGCTTCAAGAAAATTAAAAAAGTCAGAGACCTTTGATCCAAATAAAGCACTCGGTAAAGCCTTAGAACCGCCAAAATATAAACGCCCTTCATGAAACACACCGGAACGAGGAAACCCTCTAGCAGTTGAAAAAACATCTTCATAGCCAAGTTCAAATTCATATGCATTTGTTGTAACTGCACTTGTATTAAAAAAGGGAAGTTCTACATGAGCTTTTGCAACTGTAGCAGAATCAATTTCAATAATTCTTGCTCGACCAAATCCATTGACTACATTCACAAATTGATTGACCAAACTATCTATCACAAAAGTAGATGTGTTGTCAGGTTGTGTTGTCCAATTTACAGAAACAGTTGCTACTTTTGAAGATCCTACATAATCAGAAATAATTCGAGTTTGTCCTGATCCTGTTCCTCCAGTAATATTTATTGTCGATCCAATAAAAATATCATTGGTACTAGAAGCAGAAGTATCTAGCGTTATGGTATTAGACCCCCCTGATTGTGCGGTATTACTTCTGCCAGAATGAAAAATATTACTAGAAGCGGTCAGGGTAACTGTGCCATCAATCGAGGAGGGGGTAATTGTTCCAGCAGGATTTGTTGTTGTTTTCGTAAACGCAAACTTCGGAGATATTAAACCAATCGTAGCTGCGGTCCAAGTTGTATTATTAGCACCCCTTACAATCGATAACGGAGCGAGATCTTCATGTAATAAAATTAATGTGTCCGCAGATTGTGTAAAAGTTATTGCATCAAACGATATATCTCCTAGCGATACAGTTAAATAATTATTACCACTTGCGTTAATATTAGTTTGTAAAACACCCTGCCGAAAAACAAACATTCTTGCATTATCGGAAGTAGCAGTAGAAACTTTAACAAACACAAGCATAAAAGAATCTGTGCTTGAAAACTCAAACGGAATCAAACGAATACCCTGTTGAGCAGTAAACGATCCACCTAAATCAGAAGAAACATCTAGCAAAAATTGTTGTCCTGGTCTTCTTTCAATCGCACCTTGCGGAATACATACGATATTAGTTGCCTTTTCTAATCCCGCTTGATACTGACTAATATCAACTCGACCTTTTACAAGCGGATCAAACTCTCCCATAGTAAATGATGATTGATACTGAACAATTCGACTCATGCTCCTCTCACTTCGGTTAAGAGATACTGAGCAATAACGGGTGGAGTTTCTCCCGCACCATCTAAATTAATGGCGGTTCTAAAATAACCTCCTCGGTTATTATCGGCAGCTCCACCGAGTGCGATGTTTTTATAGTATGCTCCTTTTTCTGTTTGGTCTGTAATGGTTTCCGCTAAGTTCCACGCCAACATATAAACAAGTAACTGCGTAAAATAAACAGGAAGCTTACCTTCTACAATATCTTGTTGATAATCTACAAAGATTGAAGTGTTATCCGTTAATAATGTTTCCCCTTGAATTTGCCAATCTGTGATCGTTGATGCTCCTCGATCCTTTGAGTTATAGACCGATCGTGGCACACTATTTATCATGTCTGGTGGTAGTGAATATTGATATAAAAAATGGGCGGTAGGTGCTGTTGATAATCTAGCTAACTCCGCTTTTTTTAATGTAAATGTCCAAGGATACATTCCAAGGGTTGTGGTTTTGACTTTGGGATAAATAATATCTAAAGCATTACCAACCGCTGTTCCGTTAGAAAAACTCGCAATCGTATCAGCACCGAGAAGAAGTAATGCTTGATTTGCAATGCTTACTTGAGTATCTCCCGTTGCCATAAAAAATCCTTTATTAAAAGTGGAGAGCCGAAGCTCCCCACAGTTCGTCTGTTAATCTGCGTCCGCTACACTAAGTGCTGTTCCGTCACTCACATCAACTACTGAAGAAGCGTTGGATAATACAACGACTAAAGAAGCAGTAGGTGTGTTTGAATCATGAACATAAATTAGATCACCGACTTTTACTTCATCAGATACTGCATTAAAGTATCCAGAAGTGTTCATTGTTGCTAGACTATCCGTAGTGGTATAAGACCACATCTGGGGTGCAGAACCTCGTTTGCTCATGCCCCCAATAGGATTCCAACCTGCTCTTGCAAATGCCATAATTTACCTCCTATGATTCTCTACAAGTTACTTTAATTAAACCAGCGGTATCGATTACAACTGCTCCAGCAGAATACATCGCACTTACTAAAAACGAAGTTTTTTCTGGAACATAATTAACCTCCACTTTTGGTGCGACACTTACGCCACATCCAATCGCTGATCTGTGATAAAAGAAAGTGTTTCTATCCGAACTGCCATCAATGGCAAGTCCGCCCTCTGAACGATCACCAACAACATGAAACTGAAATCCCATCATGGTATCAATCTCACCTTGCACTAATGCTCGAATGTTTTGGAAATCACCAGAGATTGCTCTTTCATCGCCTAATAGTCCAGCAATGCTGTTCGCATGAACAACCGCATGACGATCTGTTGGTGGAACATTAGCAGCATCCATAGCTTTTTTTGCTGCAATAATTTTTCCGATATTCAGATCTGATGCTGCTGCTGATCCTGAAGTTACTACTGTATTTGCAATAGTTGCTCCTGGTGAAGCTGCTTCCATAACATCGATAATAATTTGATCTTCTCTTCTGGCAATGGCTTTGCCGACTACATTTGCCAATTCAGATCTTTCGTCAAAATTTACCTTACTTTGATCGAAGATATCACTATATTCAGCCGCAATAAAATCTGAAAGCTGAGCTGTCGCTGAGCTGAACTCGGTGTTTAAAGGAATAATATCGGATTGTGGGGTTCTAACTTGAGCCACGCCTTTTCCAATTTTAGGAAACTTGACTTGAGATCCCTGAACATTTGTTCTCATTCTAACACTATTATTCAAAACAGATTCACCTTGATATGCTTGTTTTACCTCCGCTTCAAACAGGGTAATAAAAGCTGTTGATAATCCTGTACTCATAATTGTACTCCTGTTAAATAATTAAAATTTTTATTAATCGCTTCGGTTATTGGAAAAAGATCCAGCCAAACATATAAGGAATTGCCTTACACAATCTCATTTCTGAGAAGCCAAACCAGCCGAAAAGGTTATTGGTTATTTAATTTATAAACCATGTAAAATCATTTTACAAGAAAAAAAGTACCTTCTAGCGTTTATCGTAAATGCGGTGATACGTTTTTTTAAGAAACTTTTTTATAAATGCCTTAATCCATGACTTTAAATAGAACTTTGCTATGCGAATAGGGATGAGTAGGGGAGTCGTTAAAATATCAAAAATCAATAAAAACAGATCAACACTAAAATCAATAATATTATCTGCATCTTTAAATTTTTGTTTGATTGTCTTTAGGATAGTTTGCCTAACCTTTCTAACTCAATCATGTCTTTTTCCACTTTCTTTCTAAAGGCGTCATCCGTTGCGTATTTAGGATCAGCAACCCTCGATAATACTTCATCTTTGTCTAAACCATCAACTTGCATATTCATAGTGGGTATTTCTTTTTCGCCTGTCATACCTCTAAAAATATTTAAGATTCGTATACCTTGAGCAGTACCCCCCATGATTTTAAATTCTTCAAAGTCCTCTTTGTTTAAGATTCCCTGACTGACTAACTTTCTACCCCAATTTACCATGCTCTGAATTTTCTCATTTGCATTTTCTCCAAGTTTAGCCAACTCTTCTTTTTCATTGATCTCAGCCTGTTGCATATTCTCACCTCTAATTTCTGATATTTTACTGACCAGCTCATTAAAAGATTCTTGCGAGATGTTATTCGCTTTTGCCCAGCTCGATGCAAATTCAACTTCTGGATCATTGTTATCAATACCTTGTTCTTCTAGTACTTTTAAATCATACGACTCTGGAGCTTTACTATTTTTTTTATGATAGGCTTTTTCTAATTCATTATAACTTTTCATGAGCTTGTCTGGATCTGGTCCTTCTTTATCATCCCAGAATTTATCTTGCCAATGATCAGGTTTTTCAAATTGCACATTATCTAAGTCCTCACCTTCAACCACCTGATCTCCAGGCTTAGTTTCCATGCCCTCATCTTCGCCTGTGGTTTCAGGTTCAAGGGATGCTTTCGACATCAATCCTTGTTCAGGTTGTTCGGTGGTTTCTTCTGTTTTTACTTCTTCTTGATTTTGGGTTTCATCCATTTCTTGCTCTCCTTAGTTTTAAAATTATTTCTCTGATTATAGAATTTTGACCATCCCTAAAATAACCAAAGGCGTGATCGTATCCAGGTGTCCATGCGGGTACATCCAGATAAGTTTTTCTCAAATGAATTAAGAGTTTCTGACCTTGATCGGTGGAAAATACTTGTTGATAGAGTTTGTCGAGTTCGGTGGGTTCGATCCTTGCATTAGGATCGGGCATTGCATCTAATCCCTCCCAACCAGGACTATTGATCGTTTGTTGCTGTTTGTTGTTGGGTTTCATTCATCATACCTTGTTGCATTTGCTGTTGAGCAAGAGCTTGAGCTTGTTCCGCCATGACTTGTTGCATTTGTTGTCGTTCTTCAAATGTTGTTCTTATAGCTGCGGGTACTGCCATTGCATCTGCAATAAAGTCCGCAACCTCTTCAATCTTAAAGGTCATTTGTCCTGTAGGACCTAGACTCGATGCGATTTGAATATACTGCATAATCTGATTTACTTTTGTCATATTACTTGCCATAGCTATTTCACCCACGGGCTGAATTTTAACTTGCAATCCATTGACCTTGAGAGGGAGCTGAATAATACCGAGTGCATCCATAACCTCTAAAGTTCTCTTCACCACAGGATACATCGTTTCATTAATTAATCTTCCGTATGCCGAGCCTAAGTTCTGCGACAATTGTTTCATTCTTTCTGCTACTTCTAACGCAGTTCGAGCCGACATATTGTCTGGCGGTAAGGATTCATCGAGTAAAATTTTCTTAATGTTCATACGAAGATCGTTTGTAATAATCTGACTTAGCTGTGGATCTCCTGATCTGGGTAAAGGTTGTAAGTCCGCACCTCTTGGACCTCCGTTAGAGTTTACAGGAATGATCGCACCAGGAACAAGATTAATTGAGTTCGGATTAATTACACCCGTATCCACCGCAGTATACACACCCGCAATGGTTAGCGATGCATTTTTAAGTGTCAGCTCTAATACTCGATTTAAAGTTTTTATATCGGGTAGTGCGGTGAGAACAGGACCTCGACCATATCTCTCATTCGCTGCTTTCATGTATCTGGCAATTACCCAAGGAAAAGATTTTAGATCTCTATAGACAAGTTCGTTTTGTCCTCCTCGATCAATAATTTGATAATGATATCTGCCTGTGTTTTTATCGTAGTATGTACCTTCAATCAGCTCCACCATCTCACCTTCTCGGTTGGTGTATTTTTGTTTCATATCTTGTGGAATCTTAATGTCAGGAAACTCTTGATCTAGTACACCATACGGGCGTTTCATTCTGCGATAGACCTTATCGACAGTTCCGAATGGTCCTTCTTCAAAGGTAATTAGAAATGTCGGTACAGCAGTATAGCGAATAGGGGTAACTTCATCGCCAGGCTGGATCAACATAACCGCAGTTCCAATAGCAAGTTCAAGCAGAAATTCACCCATTGCCTGATCAAAATTAGATTGTCGCATAATATCAAACATACGATCCGCATAGCTATCGAGGATTTGTTGGGTTTCTATTTTTCGTTCTTCTGGTATTTCTGATCCTGGTATTAATCGACACCATCTGGCAGCGGGTGGAAACAATCCTGATTGTAAACGATTCGCAAATTTTTGTGTCGAATCAATCGCAGTAGAATCAAACACTCTCGACATTTTATCTTGACCAGGAACATCTCCATCATAGTATCCGTCATGCAAATTTCTCATGGGTAGCGAATAGCGGTAAGCATCTTCGTATATGGATCGCCAATTATCCTTATGACTATTGTTTTTATCGTATTTTGATTTGAGTTGTTGCGGACTAAGCTTTGGCATTTTTATATCTTTCTAATAAGTTCTTTCCTTTACTTGCTAATCGTCTTGCTGCTGAAGCACTCGTTGGAGCAGATTCCCCCCATGCTCTAGCAGCAAGTGCAAAGCGTGTCGGTTCTCCGTTAGGCTTTTTTAAAGGAGGGAGTGTCGCCCTTCCGTAAAACCGACTCAAGAACGATCCTTTTCTTCGCATCTTATCAGGAGTACTTGCTGCCCCTTTAACTCCTGGTTTAAGATTAGATCCTTCTTTTTTTTTAAAATATGCTCTTCCTGATGCTGTTAATCCACCTTTTGGATTTTTATGTTTTTTGAGCATATTTCATTCTTGATTCATTGACGGACATCTTCATCTTTCCGCCCGTCATCTTAGCAAAATTTTTCGCTTCCATCACGCCTTTCGCATTGTAAGGAAATTTTTTTTTCATCATCTTGTTATTACTTTTGTACATCACTTCTGGCATCTTGATCCTCTCTTTTTTTAGGGTTTCTAATATATTTTTTATTCATGCTCTTGGGTTTCTCATAGGACCTAACGTGCTACTTTCTTCCTCTGTTGGACTTCGATCCATAAATGCTGTCATTAATCCCATAGCTCCTCTACGACCCCTTGCTCTTCTCCGACTAGCAATTTCTCTTGATTGCTTTGCTTTTTCCTCTTCTGCTAGTTTTTCTCTTCTCGCAATCGCATCTAGCTCTGCTTGTGAAGGTCCAGCAGAGGAGGGCATTTTTGGTCTTGAAAATAATCCACCCATGTCTACTCCTTTTCTTTCTTCCCAAACAATCGACTCATCATGAAATAATCCGATTGGTCAGGACCATAGCTTTTTAATATTCCTTCTTGTAGAAAGTAACACGCTTTCGCCCATTTGTATGCGTGGCAATTTTGCCTACTAACATTAATCTGTAATCTATGAATATTTAGTTTCTTAGCAGCGTAATTAAAAAATCGCAGACTTGCTTTATGAAATTTAAATTTATGGTTGCCAATCTGTAAACATGGAATCAGCCACGCTTCATACACGCCCTCCCAGATCGGTAACAAACCAAAGCAACAGACAATCTTTTTTCCCACCATGCCTGAAAATGATAATCCGTGTATAGGAAAAGTTTTAATGCGTTCTGTATAATCATGAAAGCTGTCAAACAATTTTTTTTCTGCTTCTCTAAACTCCATAAATTTTAAGTGTGTATAGTGAAACGGAACAACTTTAGATTCTTCTCCATCGATTCTCATTGCCTGGTTGAGTTCTATGGTTGTAAACATTAGGCTAACGGATCAAAGTCTATTTTAGCTACCATTGGTTGTAACTGTCTGGACTTTCCTCTGGTCATGGTTCGATATTCAGAACCGAGTAAACAATACTGAGCTGCATCGCCAATATGCGAATGTTCGTTTTTATTCGGTGTATCTTTAAATCGCTCTTGCCCCGCACCGATTGCCACTCGTTTAAAATGATAGCCACCCGCTAAAGATTTTCTTAAACGAACACATTTACGATCTATTCTAAATCCTGGTTTGCCATCAATCAATCGAGTCATCGGCATGGCGAGTGCTTCTCGTCTGGTTTTAAAATTATTAGTCGCACAAGGTTTCGCAAGTATGCCATGTGTTTTTAAATGATCAAACGAAGTATCTTCATTCAAGGTCGATCGTTGCGAACCCGCTGGATCGCCAAATACGACAATATCATGTTTAGGAAAAAATCGATTGATATCTTCTTTGAGTAAAATAGCAAAGCGTTCTAATCCCATATCGTAGGTTACAATTTCATGAATCACCCTCCATACGCCTTTGTGATCTCTTTGAGCAAATACCGCAGCGGGTGTTAAACCAAAGTCTAATCCTATTTGTACAGGCACTCCATCTAAAATTTCGCAATCTTCAGTCATAGATGAATCGTCAAACTCTGGTGTAACGGGTCGACCTTCTTGAACATAAGTGAACTTGCCTTCTGCATAACAGCGAATCCAATCAAGATTCTTTCCGCCAAGTAATTGTTCGTAATACCCAACGGGAAGATTATTTAGATTTTCTGCTTTCTCATTGGTCTGCCACCATTTACCACCACCAAAAACAAATCCTTGAGCTTCGGGCATTTCTTTGGGAACGTCTTTTGCTTCGAATACGCCTGGCGGTTGTCTAAAAAATTTCCAAGCAAACTTTCCTCTCGGTGGTTCTTTCTCGGATAAACGATAAATGTAATGGTCATCGTCAGGAGGGTTCGTGTCTAAAATAACACCACGCCACGTTGGACCGCCATCTTCTTTGCTTGGGTATCGACCCACTCTATGCGTTGTTCCATCAATAACTGCTTTTGGTAATTCTCTGCACTCGTTGATCCAAGCACCCGTAATTTCTAATGATAATAATTTTCTAGTGTCTTTGGGTTGATCGAGTGCCAAAAATATTACTTCGCAATCTATTCCTGCAGCTCCATCTCTAGAGGGAAGTTTAATGTGGTGTGTAATGGGTGGCGAATGATGAACAGAACCATAGATATGTTCTGGAAATAACTCAAGCCACGTTTTAAGCGTAGTGGTTTTTAACATCGGATAGGAGTTTCTTACAATAACAAACCGAGAATATTTTATGCCATCTCTAGGACTTGGTTTTTGTTGTATCGCTCTTTTAAAAATTTCAGCACAACACGCATAGGATTTACCTGAACCGACAGGACCGATCAATCCTCTAACAAAAGATTTATCCTGAAGAAACTTCCAGATCGTAGGCGATTTGCTAAAGTCAAGTTTAAGTCCTGGTATGTTATTCTGCATCTATGATACTCCTGAAGATTTGTTCTGCGATTTGTGGCACGATTGAGTTTCCGAGTGCTTTAATTCTGTTGGTTCTATCTGAGTGTAATTCATAGGATACCCCATTAGGAACTCCACGAAGTTTGGATTCAGTTTGCCACCAGGTTGCGGTGGGTTTTTCTCCTGCATTAAGTTTCCCACTATTGAGCTTCTGTTCTTCTTGCGAAGGATAAAACCCCCAGATTTTGTTCTCTCCACTCTCTTTGATTGTTCCCCTCCTACTTCGCAACCTACTGTCGGTGTTGGATACATTGTTTCGTAACGGACTCTTGATGCTAAATTTGACATCTTCTTTTGAAAATTTTTCTGCTCCATTTCCCTTGTTGTCTGCGGTGGTGTGCGATCCTCGTATTGAGCTGGTGTTGGATACATTGCCTT